GTGCCGTGAGTTTCATTTTAATGTGCAATTAGTAATTGAGTAAAAAACATGAGCAAGGAAAAACGAATAAAGAAAGTATATATCGCAGGAAAGATAGGTGAAGATATTCTTAGCGATACAACTCGCAAGAAATTTGCAGAGGCAGAAGCGTGGTTGAAAGCAAAAGGATATAAAGTGTTTAATCCGACTCAGAGCGGTCTTGGCATCATGGCAGAGAACTACGCAAAGGCATGTGGCACGAACTTCTATGAAGAGATACTTCTTCTTGACATTATGCAACTGAAACAGTGTGACATCATCTGTCTGCTTCCTGACTGGCACGAGAGCCCAGGTGCCTTGGCAGAGTTTTTCTTCGCTAAAGCAACAGGTAAGAAAATAAAACAGATTACAATGTTTGAAAATAAAATAGTAGATTGGATATGAGCAAGGAAAGACGAATGATTGAAATCACCCCCGGGCTGATGAGTCCAGGAGGGAGTATGAAACAGTGTTTTTTGAGCCGTGGGCACGTGTGTACCTATTGCCAAGGCAACGGATACCACTGGCAGGAAAGCTGCTATCGTGAACGCTACAAGCAAGGATGTCCTATTTGCAAAGGTAGCGGAAGACTTGATGCGGTGATTAGAGTTGAGTGGAAGGCTTCAGAATAAACAACTATGGAAAGGTTATTATCACATTCGATAACACCAACCGATAAGCCTGAATGGCTGTTAAAACTGCAAAGAGCTATCAATCAAGGCTACTCTTTGCGAGGAATAGAAAACAGCGAGAAAGGATGGAGGGAGTTGAAAGACTTTGTTGATTGGTTTATCTATAAACTCTATGATCGTAGAGACATAATGGTGAGAAGCAGAATCACGTCCTGCCTTATGGTAGAAGATGGTCAGACAGAGTTACACATTAAACGAAATAAAAAGACTATTCAAATATATTATATTCAAAAGCAATAGAAGATATGACTACATTTTTAGACAAAATCAAACGCAGATTGCAAGTATGGCACGAACAGCGTGCTGATCGTATAGAAACTAAACGACAGGCACGGCTCGATGCAGAGGCACGTGAAACCGTACAAGTAATGGAATTTAATGGTGAGCTATATGTGAGTGTACACGGCATACCATTGTTCGGTCAAAGTGACCTTAGCGATGATCTTACAGAGGCTGTAGCTTCTGGTCGTAAAGCATATAAAGATTGGAAGGAGGAAAAGCTATGGGAGCAGTCGGGAACTACGCACGGTTTTATACCCTGCTAAAGAAGATGCCTGGTGCTGACAAGGAAACGCTGGTCTATCAGTTTACACAAAACAGAACAGTACACCTTCATCAGATGTCAGCAAAAGAGTATGATTCGATGTGCAGGCAGATGGAGGATATTACGGGCTATGACGAGCGAAGACGTAAGCAGTATGACATCCTACGCAAGGCACGTAGCGGAGTACTTCACCAGTTGCAGATATACGGCATAGATACGACAGACTGGAACCGTGTGGATGCCTTTTGTAAAGACCCACGAATAGCAGGAAAAACATTTAGAGCGTTGACAGTGGATGATCTCAATGCTTTGAACACAAAAATAAGAATGATCATCCGAAAACAAAAAACAGAATAATATGGTAAACATTAAGAATTTGAGCAAGGAAGAGCGTGCGAAGCTACTTGCTGAGCTGCAAGACGAAGAAAAGCAGAGTCGCATTGAACGCCGTGAGACCTACGAGGGGCTACGTGCTGAGATGATGCACGATGTGTGGCAACGCTTAACACGTATCGTGACTGACGTGCGTGGCTTCCACGACTGGCTACAGGGTGAAGTTGAAAGCTTCGTAAGTGTGATGCGTGATTATGGTCAGGTTCGCAAGAACGACCAACGAAGCTACACGATTACTGACGGAGATTTCCGTCTTGAAATCTCAAGCAATAAGGTGAAAGGCTTCGACGAGCGTGCAGACCTTGCTGCAGAGCGTCTAATCGACTATCTCAAGCGTTATATGAAGCAAAGCGAGAAAGGTTCGGACGATCCAATGTATCAGATGGCAATGACACTGCTTGAGCGCAATAAGGCTGGTGACCTCGACTACAAGAGCATCTCTAAGCTGTATGAGTTGGAGGATAAGTTCGATAGTGAGTATTCAGAGATTATGACGCTTTTCAAGGAGGCGAATGTGGTTCAGAAGAACGCTATCAACTACTACTTCTATCAGAAGAATCCAAAGACCAATGTCTGGGAACGTGTAGAACCAAGCTTCTGTAGGTTGTAACAGACAAAAATCATTAACTAACTCCTGTTTAAGAATAAAACCGTCCATTAGTGTGTACGAACACACATTTGGACGGTTTTTATTTGTAATAAGCAGATAAAAAGGTGTAAAGACTTGCAAATAAGATGATTATTTGTTAATTTTGCAGATATGAGTAAAGGAAGAGATAGTAAATTGATAGAAGCACGCAACAGAAGGTTGTTTGAGCGTTACTTCTACTGGACAGAGGAACGACGCCTCCGTTTCGATGATACTATCCGCATACTTTCCAATGAAGAGTTTTATCTGTCTGAAAGCCGTGTGCTGCATATCATTCGTGATATGATTAAACGTGGTGAGACGGTAGATGGAAAACAGATGAAAGCACCGCTCTTTACAGGCTTTCGTGTTACACCTTCACGCCCATCTTCATGCGTAAAGAAGGTTTCTGAACCGTCCTTGTTTCCTTAACCATTTCTGACACTGTACATTCGTACATCATCTCATACACTTTTATTCCGTGCTTCCAAGTAAAGAACTTGGAAGACTTGCGTATCAAAGGAGCATCAGTGCCAAGACAGGTTCCCTGTATTAGTTGGTGCAACTGGTGTCGCATTTCATTACGCTCTCTGACAGCCTGTGTGGTTCCACTCGTTGCGTGAGTGTCATCATAGCAGTCTATGATAAGACGGATGCGAAGCCTACAAGTTCCTTTCTGTGCAAGCATTCCTATATCGCTCCATTCTGTCTGCGCTTCTTCTATAAGTACTGCAGGGAACGTTAGCGGATACATATCAGTATCCTCGTCCTCTATATTTTCAAGTTGTCCGTAGTCTTCGTCAATTACTGACAGCGACGGCATTTTCTCTTTAAGAAAGTCTATCAGTTGGCAGAGTGTCTGTTCCATATTTATGTTCTACTTACAAGTTCTTTTATTTTCTCTATGCTCTCATCAAGCATCTTGTTAATCTTTACTGTCAGCTCACGGCTATCACCAATGAACTGACGGCGTGGAATGCGTGCAGTGATATTAAGCTTTGTCTTTTTCGTGAGTGCGAGAGCCTTCCACATCTTAGCTCCAGAAGGTAAGTCTTTTGGAAGTTTCCCTTTGCCTTTCACGCCTGATAGTGCATACACCTTAGCCCATGCCATACGCCGCATACGTTTTGTAATAGTTGGATGCGTATTGATAGTACCACCTTCATTGTGAACAGCTGCGTAAGGTACAGGATTGGATATTGTAACTTGCCCAGGTGATGTTTCACTCTGTATTGAACGCATAAGATGATTGCGTCGAGAGGTAAGAGGAGAGTATTTTGCATCCGTCGTATTGCCGTCCTGTCGTTTCGTACGTTTCCATTGGTGAACTCCTCCATCCGTGAAGCCACCATCTCGAAAGTTCTGTTTGAAGTGGTTTGCAGCCACGACACCAACCTTTCGAGGAAGTCTATCCGTCACCTCCTTTTGTATCTCATCTTTTACACGTGAGATACGCCTTTCTATTTCTTTTGCATCCATAATATAATTTTCCTCGTTTTTTATTTTGTGGAATGAAAATAAATATCTACATTTGTGGTGTGGAGGGAGCGTTTAATCCCTATTAGGACACGTCCTCCATTCCAACCAGAGTGTTTACTCTGGTTTTTTTATTAGCAATATTCCCTTATTATTGAGACAATATATCACTTTAAACTTTCGATATTGTGAAGTTCCTCTCAGTCCATAAAATTTATTATATCCTTCTTCAAAGATGGAATAATTAAAATTATCATTTGGGAATAGCAATACTGCGACTTCTGTATTAGGCTTCGATGCACAATGTTTCAAAGCTTGTCTAATGTTATTTGAAGTACCTGTTTCTGCACCAGCAATTTCAAACAACATATTATCCCAAGTTCCTTCTGTATTCTTCTTAAATAATACAGTATGATCCTCCTTTTCCAAAACTACTTTATGCCCATTCTGAAAGCCAACCTCTTGAACAGTTGTCTCATACCATCCTTTTTTCTTATCAAAGCTATGTTCAACATGTGTCGCTTTAAGTCCAGAACTCTTGGCATCAAACTCCACATCTTTGTATAAAGGGTTATCTTTATATTCAAGATATTCATTTCGTCTCTGTTCTCTTTGTTCAGATGGAATGGCAGCATCTACATAAGGACAATTATAACAATCCTTCTTCCTATTCATGAAGAGGGTCGTAATCCGCCCTTTTACGCCAGGCTTATAAAAAGAACATTGACTGCACTTATCAGGGAAATACGGATGAGTGTCATTGAATATATGCCCATCTTTACCAGGGTTGTTTTCA